CGATTGGCACAAACGCTTTGCTTGTTGGCAATGGGATAAATGGAACGGGATCAAACAACACTGCCATTGGAAAAGATTCTCTTTTCTACAACACCACAGCCTCAAACAACACTGCTGTGGGTTATCAAGCGGGGTATACAAACAGCACAGGGGCAAACAATGTATTTTTAGGCGGTGTTGCGGGATATTCATCATCTGGCTCATCAAATCTTCATGTTGGATACGGTGCTGGTTATTCATCAACAGGAAGCAACAATACATTTGTAGGAGCGTTTGGTACTGGAAGCACGGCTTGCGGCGGGTCAATGACCACTGGTTCAAAGAACACCATCCTTGGCGCTTACAGCGGCAACCAAGGCGGCTTAGACATTCGCACAGCAAGCAACTACATCGTGCTGTCTGATGGGGATGGGAATCCACGGGGTTGGTTTACTAGTGGTGGTTTGCTGAAAGTTGTTAATGCTAGTTCAGCCGTTGAAAATTCTACGGCTGGTGTAAACGAAATAAACACTGCGGCTAACGACACAAACTTACTTGTACGAAACACAGCCGCTAGCTTGACCGCCGCTAGAGCGGGTGTTGATGTGGTTTATTCAGCCGCCGCACCAAATGGCACAACATCAAATTTTTACAACGCATCTGACACAGGTGGAAAAAGATTTGAAGTTCGTTCAAATGGCGGTATAGGTAATTACAGCGCCAACGATGTCAACTTGTCTGACCGCAGGGAAAAAACAAACTTTGCGCCAGCCAAGTCATACCTTGATGTAATCTGCGCCATACCCGTTCAGACCTTCAACTACATTGACCAAAACCTTGAAAAAGATGATGGGTTGACATTGGGCGTTGTTGCTCAGGATGTGCAAGCGATTGCGCCCGAGTTGGTTATAGAAAGCGATTGGGGCACAAAAGAAGAACCCAAGGTGCGTTTGTCCATCTATCAAACCGATTTGCAATATGCGCTGATGAAGTGCATCCAAGAACTCAAAGCAGAGGTTGACAGCCTCAAAGCCCAAATCAACGGAGCATCAGCATGACCTTGACTCAAGAAGAAGTCCAAGCCCTGTTTGTGTATAGGGATGGGGATTTGCATTGGAAGTCAAGACCGCCAAATTTAGCAAGCCGTGGCACTGTTGCTGGATACAAAAACACCAAGGATTCGTATTGGCGGGTTGCCGTGCAAGGCAAAATGTATTTGAAGCATCGCCTTGTGTTTTTGTACCATCACAGCGACTTGCCAAAGTATGTAGATCACATCAATGGCAATCGTGAAGACAACAGGATTGAGAATTTGCGCTTGGCTACACGGTTTGAAAACGCCAGAAATGCCAGGCTCCCACGCCACAATACATCAGGCATCAAAGGCGTGTCCAAGGCCAAAAAAGATAAAAATTGGACTTGTTCATTAAGGACAAACAAAAAACTTAAAACAATTGGCGGATTTCAAACGCAGGAATCTGCTCAAGAGTTTATGGAGTTGTGGCGTGAAATGGCACACGGTCAATTTGCCAATCATGGTTATCATCAAGGAGCTTTAGCATGACAATTTTTACCACCACCATTACTTCAATGTACACGGTGAATACACCCGATCCGCAATATGTGGTCAATGTTCTATGGGAAGTCACTGGCGTGGACGGGGAATACACCGCCAAGATCGGCGGCAACACCACCTTTAATTCTGCTGACCAAACAGGCCCAGTGACTCCATACGACCAGCTTACCCAAGCCATCGTGATTGGGTGGATTCCAGAGAACGCCATGACAAGCGCACAAGCCTGTGTGCAGGGCCAGATTGACAGCATGATTACGCCGCCTGTCAGCCCACAGAACACGCCTTTGCCTTGGCTGGCATAATTAAAAAGGGCAACCCGCTGGCCCAAACAGCGGTATTTTTCAAGGAAAAGCAATGCAAGAAATTACCTTAACCCTTTTGGAAGCAGAAGTTAAAGACATCATTAATGTCCTCAACCAACTTCCTACTGGATCAGGCGCTTGGCCTCTAGTTCAAAAGATTGCAGGCCAACTGCCAGTACAAGAAGTAAAAGACACCGTGCAATGAAAATAGCTGTCTACGCTATCTCCAAGAACGAATCACAGTTTGTTGAGCGTTTTTGTAAATCTGCTGTAGACGCTGATCTTATTGTTATTGCGGACACTGGCTCGACAGATAACACTGTTGAGTTAGCCAAGGAGCATGGTGCGGTTGTTTACGACATTTGCATTAGCCCTTGGCGCTTTGACAAAGCAAGAGATGCCTGCCTGTCTTTGCTTCCCAAAGATATAGATATTTGTATATCCTTGGACCTAGATGAAGTCCTAGAACCTGGGTGGAGACAAGAGATTGAACGTGTCTGGCGTGATGAAACCACTAGGATGCGGTACAAGTTTGATTGGGGAAGTGGCATTTCTTTCTATGCTGAAAAGATCCACAGCCGTCACGGGTATTACTGGCACCACCCTTGCCATGAAAGTCTTAGACCTGATCCAAGGTTGACTGAAATTTGGTCGCATTCAGACATGTTGCTAGTCACGCATCACCCTGATCCGACAAAGTCTAGATCACAGTACCTTGACCTGCTTAAAGTAGCTGTCCAAGAAGACAAAGACTGCCCTAGAAACGCCTTTTATTACGCCAGGGAACTGACGTACTACGGGCACCACAAAGAGGGCATAGAAGCTTTAAACAGGTATCTAGCACTGCCAGACGCTGTGTGGACAACAGAGCGTTGTTATGCCATGAGGCTGTTGGGCAAGTGCTATGAAGAACTTGGGGATGAACGGTCTATCAAGTGGTACAGGATGGCTGTGGCTGAATGCCCAGAAACCCGTGAACCCTGGATGGATCTGGCTATGTACGCCTACAGAAAATCGTTGTGGGCAGAGTGCTATGGGGCGGCTATTTCAGCTTTGAACATCACTGATAAACAGATTAACTACACAATGGACCCTATGGTGTGGACGGAACGTCCGTATGACTTAGCATCTATTGCGGCTTTTCGCCTGGGATTCAAAGATCAAGCTATTGAATTTTGTAAGAAAGCTTTAGAATTTGCCCCAACAGACAATCGTCTTTTGAGTAATCTGGAGTTAATGAATGAGTGACTATCAAAGACTAAGAACGCCGTTCACTAACATGAGTTTTACTCCAGATGTGCCCAGCAATGCTTTGGGGCCAAATGAATACAACTCAGGGCTAAATGTCGAGGCTGATGTCCGTGGGATAAAGAAGATCTACGGCGAACAAGAGATTCTTTCTGTTATTCCTGGCAATCCTATCTTTATGGATGGTGGGTTTCGCAGTGAAACTAGCTTTGTCTATATTGTTGCTACTGTAGAGGGTCGGTGGTATATGCTGACCTCTGCTGGCATTACCAATATCACTCCTGGCGTTGGAGCCAACCCTAATGTGGCCTTGAGTGGTTATACCAACGATACCAACATCACCACTTCATGCGTGGGAAATGTATTTTTTATCAATGACGGTTTGCGCCCTCCAATGTACTTTTTGCCGACAGCTACAGAAATTTACTTGTATGGCAGTCCACCCAATAACTATATTTGGAACTATGACATTGGCGTATCAGCTACCAGGGCAGGATTTGTAAGGAACTTTTGCTCACCAAACGTAGGCAACATCCTGATTGCAGGCAATATCACCAAAGATTTCACCTCAGGATCTACCGTTAACTACCCAACCACTGTTCGTTGGTCACAGGCATTTGCAGGTACTGGCGTTCCAGCTTCTTGGGAACCAACCTTAAATAACGTAGCCAACGAACAAGAGATTCCTGTGCGTGGGCCCATCATTGATGGCTTTTTCTTTGGTGGAAACTTCTACGTTTGTTCATACTGGGACACTGTTGTTTTTTCGCCAATTGCCTATCAAAACAGCACTGCACCTATCTTTGGCATTCGTTTGTTTAACCAGGGTCGAGGACTGTTTAACAACAACTGCTGGACCAACACTGACACTAATGTCTATGGTGTAGATAGCAGGGATATCTGGGTGTTTAACGGGTCTGATTTTTCTTCTTTAGGTAACCAAAAGGTAAAAGATTACTTCTTTGGTAATCTAAGCACCACTTATGCTTCACGCATTTTTATGGTGAACAACACCCAAAAGAATCAGATTGAAATCTATTATCCTGATTTGACTTCTACTGGGTGGTGCAATCGTATGCTGTCGTATCGATATGATTTGCAAATCTGGAATGCACCCAAGCAGATCAATGGTGCCTGTCATGGTTGTGAGTCGCCCATCTTTACTTCTGGGGCCTTTAAGCTGGTTTCTAGGTGCGTCACATACGCCCGTGGAGGAGTGGCAAGCCAGAAATTAATACAGACAAACCAAGGTAACTCTTTCATCAATTCAGCGCCTATTCCTACGCTGTTTGAGCGCACCAATATGACATTGTCTACAGACACTGGTCCTGTTCCGTACAGTTCTAGGGTCTATGTCCATAGGATGTTGCCTGAAATTGCAGGCACCGGGACAGTTGATATTACTGTTGGCGGGGCTAACTCTACTGCCCAAACCCCTATTTATGGGGCCACTGGCGTTACAAGTATTTCTACGGATACCCCTTGGGTGACAACTCAGCAAAACAATGTGCGGACTATTTCTATAAAAGTAGAATCAAACGATGCTACAAATGCTTGGAATCTGACTGCCATGAACTTCCAAGCCACTGTCACTGAGGATGCGTTCTAATGCCTTTTTTGCTTGACGGCAATCCATCAACATCAGAAATATCTGATGCGATTAACTACATGTTGAGTAACTTCAACACAAGTTATACCGCTGACCCCAACACAGGTCGAATAACTGGGCCAACAGGGGAAATTCAAGGATATTTATATAAGTACATGGCTATCAAATATGCTGATAGCTTTGATGGCACTGTTAACTTTAGCAACTCGCCTACAAACAGGCAGTATTTTGGCATTAGAAATAATAACGATCCTGCTGAATCTTCTAATCCTGTTGATTACGTTTGGAATTTAGCAACAGGCGGTTTTGGGGTTACCAAGTTTCTTTGGTTTCTATGTACTGGTGGCCGTCAGATTCAATTTGCAGTTGCCACTGCGGCTCCAGATGCTGGTTGGCTAATAGACCCAGGCGCATCCATCGATCTTGATGTGGTGACTTCTGGGAATATCCCGGTGATTGCGGAAACATTCTTTTCGTACTTTACGCCAGCCACAATGCAGGTTCCAAGGGCTGGTAACCCTCTTTCTCCAGTGTTTACCAACGTCAATCCTGCAATGTTTTCTACTGATGGCGGCGTTGTTGTCCCATTTAGTGACGCACAAGCAGACAGTAATGTGGGGTTTGTAAATAACTCTTGGCGTATTGGTAACTCATCAACTACTGGTAATGCAGATATTTCCTATACCAATATAACTATTGGCAATCCAACGGATGCCGGGGATTATGCTTTGTGGCCTGCGCCAACAGCAATGTCTGCCAGTCCTGCATATATTAACGTTCCAGTTAGATATAAAAACAGCTTGGGTGTTGTTACTCAAGCATCTGTAGCCATTATTCAATTGGTATTTTCAGATCCTGGTGCCAATGGATTAGATGGACCATCTATTGATATATCTGGCTATACAGGCTTTGTGCAAAATGCTGGTGGTGCATATACACCGACTACTGCCACTTTAGCCGCAGTGATCAACAATATCACTTCACCTACTTATGCTTGGTCAATATCTGGAGCCACTCCAACATCTGCGACAACTGCATCTGTAGTAGTTACACCGACATCTTCATCTACTGGAGTAACAGTAACGCTGACTGTTAATGGGTCTAACCTGTTAAGCCCAACCAGTAAAACTATAATTTTGCCTGTTATCTATGATGGTGCGCCTGGGCAAGCGGGGTCTAATGGTGTAATGTCGGCATTCCCAACCATCTATATTTGGACGGGTTCTTCAGTGCCTCCTACAAGGCCCTCAACGACATCTACATACACTTGGGCAACAGGTGCGTATACAGCGCCTTCTGGGTGGAGTACAGACGCTCCAAGCAATACCACTCCAGGTAATTACTTGTGGTCAATCACTGTTCCATTAAATGTAGTTGCTACAGCTACTACCTCCACTCTTGATTGGACAAACGTCACTTATCCCATACGTGCTATTGCGTTTAACGGGATTAATGGCGCTAATGGTATTAATGGCACAAACGGTACTAATGGAGCACCAGGGGCGGCTACTTTTGTTATTACAAGGTCAGCCAATGATTCAAGTGCGCCAACAAATGGTGAAGTAACAGCTTTGCTGGGCAGGACCCCTGTTGCTGGCGACATTTGTACTGTTAGCTATAACTCTGCCAATAACGCCGTTGTTTACCGCTACATAACAAGTTGGACATTATTTGTTACCTATATTACTGGTAGTTTGATTGTTCAAAACACCATTACTGGCGACAAAATATCAGCCAACACTATTACAGGAACCAATATAGCTGGGTCTAGCATTACTGGTACAAATATAGCTGGTTCTACTATTACTGGAACCAATATCGCTGGTTCTACTATTACTGGTACTAATATAGCGGCAAACACAATTGATGCTGGCAAATTAAACGTCAGTCAACTTTCAGCCATCAATAGTAATTTAGGCACTATTACTGCTGGCAGTATTGATTCCGTGTCCCTTACCTCTTCTACATTAACTGTTGGCACAAGCCCAGCAATTAGTGGGACTACCATGACTGGTACGGGTGCTGTTATTAACTCAACAGGCACATTTGCGCTTGGCAATGCCACAACCAATATTAGTTTTAACAGTAGTCAGTTGACGTTAAATGGCAACGTAGTTAACACAACTAATATTGTTGACAATGCTATTACGATTAGTTCAAAAGGAACATTTGTTGATGTTCCAATGGCTCCAGGCGATGCCGCTATTGTTATGGGTGGTACTGCAAGTAGAACCTATGGTGGAAGTGGAACAAGTTTAACTAGAACAACAAATCTAATTGCGATTGGTAGTCCTGGTAATGCCGCATTTGCTTCTATTGCAAGTTTAGTTGTATACAACAGTCAAACTGCAAGTAGTTATTATCCTGCCGCTTTAATTACTGGATTATATATTTTTAACGTTGCTTCTCCAGTTACCATAAGGTTTCAAGTTACAAATACAGGCGGTCTAGATAATACTGGCACTACTGGAGTTAGCGTTTCGCTAATCAAACGATGATATATTTTTCTGTATATAACCAAACCACAGGTGAAATTATTAATTCTGGGTATGTGCCAACTCAGGATATGTATGAAGCACAAATAGTTGATCCTGGGTTTATTAAAGTACCTGTTGAATCTGATGCGGCTACACAATACTTCCAAAATAGTGTTGTGGTAAATATGCCAGCCAAACCAGATTATGAATGCCACTTTGACTTTATTACAAAGCAATGGGTTTTGAATTACGATGTCCAAGCGGCAATAATCAAAAGCCGTAGAAATGCATTATTGATTGCATCTGATTGGACTCAATTGGCAGACGTACCAATTACAAACAAAGATGCTTGGGCACAATATAGGCAAGCGTTAAGAGATATACCAGAGCAATCAGGTTACCCCACAAGTGTTGTGTGGCCTACCTCACCATAAGGAAGCATCATGGGTGGATTTTCATCACAAGTACAGCAAGCACAGGCAAGCCAGCCTACTCCATCACCTGGGAAAGGTGGATTTGGAGATGCTTTGCAAAAAGCAATGCTTCCAAAGCCTAATCAGGATGTGCCGCAACCAATGCCTGCTGTAATGCCTGAAAGTGGCGGTGGTAAGGGCCAAAGTAATTATGAGAAACCTACCCCATATTCCCCTCCTGACAGCATTATGAGTGGGAAAGGTACTTCTACCAATTCAGCCACCTCTGGGCAACCAAGGATGGGCCAGCCAAATAACTATGCAAATACTATTCCTCAGTGGGATAATGCATCACAGCAACTAGCACCCGCTCAACGTAGCGGTAAAGGGAAAGGCGGCTAATCATGGGTGGCGGCAAATCATCAGGTAGTCAAAACACTACTACAACTGTTCAGATGACACCTGAACAGAGAGAATTACTTAAAGCACAAACAGGTTTTTTAACAGGCACAGCTTTCCCGGCTTACCAAGAAACAATTGGTGGTGCTAAAAAAGTGTATGGACAGGTTGCTCCTGCTACAACCACTGCCGCCATGACTGCAATGGATGTTGCTGGTCGAGCAGGCGCACAACAAGAACGTGCTGGCTCTTCTGCCCTGACAAGCGGTATTAGAGGCCTTCAATCGTTGTTTGACCCACAGTATGAGCAACAACAAGTACAGGCCGCATTGCAGTCTGGCATTGAGTCTGGGCGTGAACTGGTAAACCAACAAGTGGCTGGGTATGGTGGTGCTGGTGGCTTGGGTTCTTCCAGGGCCGCTTTGGCTAACGCTAATCTTGGTAGTTTGCAAGAGCAACGCCAAGCTACTGCCGCCGCCGCCGCCCGTGCTGGAGTACAGGCCAACAAAGCCGCCGCCGCTAACCAATTGGCTACCCTGGGTGGTCAGAACCTTACTGGCGCACAACAAGCCGCTGGGTCAAGGATTGGGTTTGCTCAGACACCTCAAGATGTATATTCCAAATACGCATCCGTGATCTTTGGTACACCTCAACAATCTACAACACCTAACTTTGCTGGCACACAGGGCGGTACAACGTCTGGTGGTCAAAGTAGCAAAGGCATGGGCTTTAAGATTTAAGGGACAAAAATGGCTTCTTTTACTTTTGCTGACCCTAAACAATATTCAGATTGGGCTGGATATGCTGGTTTTGATCGCAAAACAGGTGAGATGGAACAAACGCCTGCAAAACAAGGCATCCCACCTCCCCAGGATTTCAACCAATATTTAAATCAAAGACTTGCTCCTGTGCAAAACATAATGTCTAACGCAGGCAATATGACATCACAGGTAGGATCTGGTAATTTTGTTGGAGCAATGTCTACTGCACAAAACATGAGACAACCTGTTCCTCCTAATGAACCTACTGCTCCTGCCGCACCAATGGCACCTGCCGCTCCTGCGCCACAGCCTGCATATCAATATGAATATGGCTTAGATGAAGATCAAAAATCAAGTTTGTTGCAAGGCCTGGGTGGGTTGGGTAACTTAGCTTCAATCGCAATGGCTTAAAAGGTGAAACATGGCATATCCTGATGACAACACAGCGGTTCTATCGCCTGTAGCGCCCCCTTCAACACCACAGCAATATTCTGGTGGCCCTGATGCCATGAAAGAATCTGTTAAGCCTGCGGTGCCTGGAGTTTCAACTAGTGTTGCTCAAGTTACTCTTGAATATCCAGAAACTTTTAAATCCATTGTTAACAACGTAAATAATGCAAGTAGCCCACAAGCCAGGGTTGCTTTGGCTGATGCTGTTGCAACACACAATACACAGACTCAAGAATATCGACCCAACCAAAAAACTCAGTGGGATAAGGTTATTGTTAACGTCCTTGGACGCAATTACAACGAAGCATTAAAATGGTTTAATGGCGGTGGTGTTGTTGAAAAAGAAGCCAGGGATCTAAACAACGAAGTTTATTTCCGTGAAGAAAATGATTTTGGTTACACGGGCCGTATCAAAAACCGTGAAGGAAAATTCTTAACGCCAGATCAGATCAAGAATCTTGATCAAAAGGGTGGAATTTTTACTGATACCGACAAGAAGGCATTGCAGACAGCGCCTTGGGTAAACGGCAAAAACAATCAATTGCTGGCTGAACAAGGTTTGCGTAGTCAATTTCAATTGGCAACCAATGATGCCTATAACGCCGCTCGACTTGCTGGTGGTGCCAATGAGAACATTGACCAACAACTGCAATTAACCACCAAGCTAAAACCTGTACTTAATTACATTTCAACGCTTCCACCAGAGCGCAGACAAAAGATCCTGGGTGTTGTAAACAGGCTCAATCAGCTTACTGGATCAACTGGCAGAACCAGTGAAGCTGGCCTAAACGTCAATGCATCTGGACAAGCTGTTGCTGGTCAGACTGCTGGCGTATCTGGTGGGTTTGGTATGCAAGGCGCTGGAGAGGGCGGTGTGCCTCCACCTGGGAGCAAGCTGTCTGCTGGCGGCTCTATGGGGGCCAGTACTTCTGCTGGTACGCAAGCTGGTGTTTCTGGGCGTGAGGCAAATATTGCGACATCGTCACAGGCCAACATGCTCCAAGAGCAACAGACTTTGCAAGCGGCTTTGGCGCAAGAGTTGCAAGGTGTTATTAAAAGCCCAGCAGAATTTCAAGATTTTATGCGTTTGCAGTCTTTGAATGCCGCCAACGACATTGCTTACAAAAACATTCCAGAGCATGTCAAACCACCTACTTGGAACACTGTGCCAGACACAGATCCATATACTGGTGGTGCGGATGCAATGATTGCCAATCGTGTTAGCCAACAACGAAACAATGCGTTGATGGCGGCATGGTCTAAAGAGTTGTATACGGCTCAAAGAGAGCAAGCCAAGACTGGCAAATCATTTGATGTTGATTCATTGGCTCAAAACTTCCAAAAATCAGACATCTTTAAAGCCATCAACAACACCTTTGAACACAAGATGAGATCGAATATTGAGGGCAGAGTAATCCGTCCTCCCAAAGGTTCCTTGATGGTCAACAACAGAAACCAAATTGGCCTGTCACCAGGAGATTGATAAATGGCAACAAAATACGCTGAGTTTCCTGTTGAAGAAACTGACAAATTCATCTATGGTGTTGCGCCTGCACAAGGGCCAGCCCAAGCGCCAGTACAGGTTCAAGCACAACCACTGGTTCCTGGGCCTGTAGCGCCTACTGCACCTCCTACTGCGCCTGTTGCTAAAACACCTAATGCAAGCAATCTGGTTAAAAAAGTAGCAGAAGCAAACAAGCAATTGCAAGAGCAAATGCCTGCGCCTGAACCTCAATCAGCCACTCAAAATTTGGTTGGCGACATTACCAAGAATTGGCAAAGCTTATTGCCATTGGCGGGGATACCAGCAATTGCTTGGTTGGCAAATAAAGCATTTGGCGGTGAAAGTGAATCTGGCGGCAAACCTAAAGAGCCACCTAAATCTATTGCAGATAGGTCTATTCGCAAAGCTGAACCTTTGATGGATGTTAATCAAAAGCCACCTACTGGCCCTGTTGAACCAGAGTTTGCAAAGCCTACGCCATCTGTTGTAAAAGTTTCAAGAGATCCAATTGAACAAAGGTTGTTTGAAATATCTCAAGCACAGCAAGCCGCTAAGACACAGCCACCCATGATGGGACAGCCTGCGCCTGTAGCACCTCCTCTGTTCAATCTGATGGGACAGCCTCTTGACAAAACTTTTGCGGAGTTTGTACCACCTCCTTCTGTTGAATCTCTTGATAAAGCCCGTGCGGCCTCTATAGCATCACCTGTTGTACAGACTGCACCTGTTACAGAGGAATTTAATCGGTACATGAATATTGGAGCAACGCCTGCCGCAGGTGTAGCGCCTACTGAAGAGCCGCCCAAGCCTGCCGCCGAAACCAAGAAGACTGGTGGTCGCCCAACCAAGCAAGCTGTTGCCGCTGAGATGGAAGGTAAGGTATTTAAAGAAGGTTTTGGTGGCGCTGACAACTACCTTGAAAAGCAATTTGGTCCTGACATCCGTAGGTTTATGAAGGATGAATTTAACCAGGGCAAACCTTATGGCGGTGGTCAAGCCGCTATGGACAAAGCTTATGCTGACATCAAAAAGTATGACACATGGCTAAAAGAAAACATCCCTGTTCAGACCTTGAATCGGGAAGAGCGCAAGGCTATGGGTGTTCCACCGCCTAAAGACTATCCTGTGCTTGGCAAAGCAATGAAGGTTGGCGGTGCCGCTGGCCTGCTTATGACTGCTGGTCAAGCCGCCAATGCTAGAGAAGCTATGGGTAATGTCGCAGAGGCGTTATTGCCCCTAGGTATGACCCCATCTCAGTTGGCTACAGGTAAACTCACTGAGAAGCAATTAGAGGCTTATAAAGAGGCTCAAAAGCTTGGCAGTCCTTACCGTTCAGTACCACCGAGGTAATCATGGAAATTCAGCAACTATTCAATGCCATTGTCAGCATTGCAGGGTTTCTTGCTGTCTATGTGATCAACACAATGACTAGACAGATCACCAAGCTTGAAGACAAGATCAACAATATGCCTCACGAATATGTCATAAAAGATGACTACCGTGCTGACATTGCAGAGATCAAAGACATCCTCAAGCAGATCTTCAACAAGCTAGACAACAAGCAAGACAAGACCTAATGTGGACCCTCTCACCCTACTGGCGATGGCAAACGGCTGTGTTGCCGCTATCCGCAAAGGGTGTGAGTTATACAAAGAGGTAAAGGGTACTGTTGCTTCTGCTCAAAAGGCGGCAAAAGAAGTACAGGCAATTGCAGAAGAAGTCGGAGGTTTTTTTGGATTCTTCAAGAAGAAACCTAAACCAAGTGCCGCTGTTGTTGCACCCAAGCCTAAAAAGGCTGAAGCCGAGGTTTGGGATGAGAACCGAGTTGTTTCTGATCTGGCGGCAAATCTGTCTCAGTTTTTCAAAGTTCAACAACAACTTGCTGACCACATCCGTGAGGAAGAAGAGAAATCTAAAACTGTTTATGACCCAAATCAAAACATCATGGAGTCGGCATTAAACAGAGAGTTAGCCAAGACACAGTTTGAGAAGTTAGCCAAAGAGATCCGAGAGATCATGGTGTATCAAAGTCCACCCGAGTTGGGTAACTTGTACACACGGGTTAACGCAATGAGAGTTCAGATCATTGAAGAGCAAGAAGAAGCAAGGTTGGCACAGGAACAAAGGCAAAGAGAAGCGGCATGGCAACGAAGAAGGGTAATCAGCGCAATACAGGACAAAGCGATTTACGCCGCAGTATGTATAGTGTTCCTCCTTTACCTCGCCCTGTTCTTCAGTCTTCTGGTGATGGATCGAAAGGTAAGATGGGGTTTCTAATTGCCTTGGTGTGCATGGTCCTGGTGTTTGTTTTGATGCTTCCATTGATTGGCAGTATTTACTATGACACTCTTGCCGCACAGAAAGAAAGTAAGGCTCAAGTCGAGCGGATGGAGCGTTTGCGTAAACAGCTTGAAGAAGACCGCAAGTTGATGAATGAAGAAAGACAACGACATGAAAAGTAAGTTTCTCTTTATTTTGATTGCACTGCTTGCAGGGTGTGAAGACCGCTACCGCTATGTCTGCCAGAACCCAGATAACTTTGATCTCAAAGAGTGCCAAAAGCCTCGCTGTTTGTTTACACAAACCTGTCCTGAATACCTTGTCGCACCAGTACTGGAGAAGAAAATTGAGCCAATTGAACCCGTTCAAGTCAAACCACAAGTTAAACCCTGAAGAGATTGAAGTAAGGATATGGGGGTTTGTGGTCGTGATGATCACAATCATCCTGTTTGGCATTGTGGTCGCACTGCTTTACTCAGTGACGTTTGTGACCCAGCCTATCAAGTCGATGGCACCGATAGACCAAGCCTATACCAAGATGCTGAACGATATAGTTTTGCTAATTGTTGGTGGCATAGGGGGTATCGTGGGTAAGAGGGCAGTTGGTGCTGTGTCCAACGCAATTAACCCTCCACCGCCTTCTACGCCCCCTGCAAGCGCACCAATAAGCACACCAGCACCTACGTCTACTTGGACATCATTTGGCGCTATGCCTGCCTGGGTAAATCCCCCTTTGGATGAAACCTGGACCCCTCCTCCACCGCCAACAACCCCCCCTGCCCATTTAGAACCTGATTCAGTAAGGGAAGAAATAGCCCTGGCTAGAAAAGAGGGCCAGTATGCTTAACCCTTGGATAATTGTTGGGGTGATGGTTGCTGTGGGTGGTGCTTACGGATATGGTCATCACAAGGGCTGGGCTGATCGGGATGCTGAGATGCAGGCAGAAATTGCCAAGCTAAATGAAAAGTCTCGAGAAACTGAACAGGCTTTGACCCAGACATTGAACGACAAAGATAGCGCATTAAAAAAGGCAAAAAATGAGATATCTAAAAAACTGGCTGATGTTGATAAGCTTGTTGATGCTAATCAGTTGCGGCTTCCTGTCCAAGCCCCCACAAGTTGCATACAACCCACCCCAGATGCCGCCCCTGCCCCCAGAGATAGGGACGAAGCAAGACCCGACACTTACCGAGAGGCTATTAAAGCTATTGTCGCCCTCGCAATCGAAGGAGACAGAAACACCCTCCAACTCAACTCCTGCATCGACAGTTACAACGAAGTAAGAGAGAAGATCAATGGTAAACGCTGAACAACTTCAAAAGCTTCACATTGGACTTGAATGGGTCCCCGCATTGAATGAAACCTTTGGTAGATTCAATATCTCCACCCATCGCCAGCAAGCGGCCTTTATTGGTCAATGTGGACATGAATGTGGACACTTCAAAACTCTGGAAGAAAACCTCAACTACAGGGCTGAGACACTGATGAAGCTGTGGCCCAGGCGTTTTCCCACTCTTGAATTTGCAAACCAGTACGCTAGAAATCCCAAGAAGATTGCTAACAGTGTGTATGCCAACCGCATGGGCAATCGTGATGAAGTTTCAGGGGATGGCTGGCGTTTTAGAGGTAGGGGGGCCGTCCAATTGACTGGGCATTCCATGTATTTTCACGCTGGGCAGGCCTTGGGGGCTGACTTTGTGATGGAACCAGACCTTGTTGCTACTCCTAAATATGCGGCATTGACCGCTGGGTGGTTTTGGTCGACACATGACTGCAACCGCTTGGCAGAAAATGCTGACTGGACTGGTCTTACTAAGAAGATTAATGGCGGGACAATTGGCCTACAAGACCGCATTGCCCACACCAACCAAGCCCTTTCAATACTCAGTGCATAGGGTCGCCTAAGATCTTCTTTATACTGGCCTCGCTACAGGCCTGGAAAAGGTCTATGCGCTTGTACATCGATATGATCTCTTCAGTCACATCTATCTGCTGAACAATTTGACCTTCTGGTGTGCGTTCAATGAGGGCATATTGCCATGTGTTCATATGTCTGTGAAGAAGAGTATTGAGATTGAGACTATCCCGGCTACTACGAATCCAAGTAGTAGCACTATGAACCAGCCAATAACTTCCATCATACGGCCCTCACTACTCTTTGACTACGCCCTGACCCGCTCTTCTTTCTAAACCCAGTGTCGACAATCAGGCCTTTTCTGATTAGCGGTGCGAACCTGGGGGTAATGCTGTGGGACCTGTACTGATACAGCGCCCGTTCTACTTCTTCTGCTGTACAGCCATTGGGGAATTCTTTGATGACCTCATAGACCAGTTGTTCAAGGTGGGAAGACTGCACTGTTTCAGCGGCCTCCTTGCTGGTGTCTGGGTCTTCTGTACGTGCCATTTGCTTGGGGTTTGTGCCAAACAGTTTCTTAAACCAATTCATAGTTTTTCCTTTAGTTGGGGTACTTGCATTGCTTTCCCCCGTTTGTTTAGATACCGCAACCGCAGATCATCTTTCCGTTAGCACCTTGTACACAGCGGTAAGGCTGATACGTTGGGCAGGCGGCTGATGCAATTGTTGAAGCAAGCACGAAAGCAAGGACAAATAGCTTTTTCATTTTTTCACCTTTATGTTTTTAACACCGGGGGGACGACCTCTGCGCTTTGTGGGCGCACTTGGAAGAGTATCTCTAGTTGCAAGAGGGAACTCTTTTTCTTCAATTGATCGCACAATCTCTTCAATTTTGCAGATCTTTTTGAAGTTGAAGGTTTCAATGGTGATCAAGCCACCGCCAATAATTTGCATTTCAAGTTTATACATTTCATTTCCTATTTAAAAGGGTACCGAATCGCTGTCAATGTCAACGTTCTTTCGGGTTGGTTCAGAAGACTGTCTAAAGGTTTCGCCTTTCTTTTTGATTTGCAAAGACATCCACTTCCCGTCTTTGCCATCTTTAATCCAGGCGTTTAACCAGAATTCAACGCCATCTACGTTGATAGACCCGTTGTAGTCACTGTGGGTTTCGTTCTCCTTCTTTTTGTTTTTAGAAAGAGATCCCCTGTTCGTTTTGTCAAATTCAGCCACTTAATTTCCTTTCGCAAGTTCAGCTTGTTTTTTAATTGCAGACCGAGATTTACTATCCAACAATCCCCAGAGGAATGTCTTCTCTTCAGAGTCGGTTATCCCTGAAACTTCTTCATAGGCACCCATGACATCGTCTTGGTCCATGTGGTCCTTCACTGAGATGGCAACGTCACGCAACATACTTTCCCGCTTGGGGTCGATCAACACGCCATCTGTAGGCCTGTGCTTGGGTGCCGCTGTCTGTCCTGTGGTTGCGTCCAAGGCATCATGCTCAACGATTTCAAGGGCGGCAACCCACAAATAACGGCGCAGGTATGTCTGTACTGCCCCAAGGTTTTGGACCTCATGGCACCCCTTTAAAGCGGCGCTAGACATAGGACTGGTGATGACAATGCGATCTTCTGGTTTGTCAGTGTTCACAATCGTCATGCTGGCTTCTTCTTTGCCAAAACTAATGATAGAAGTAAGACCCACCCGATCAAAGATTTCCATTGCTGGGATGATGAAGTCTCCCAACTCAAAGTAATAGTAGTTAGCAAATTTGTTGTGCCCAGACTTTTTAAGTGCGGACCCATGAAAATACTGTCGAGCCATGTTCAATCGTTTATATACATTCATTTCTTTTCTCCAAAAGCCAATTCATATTCTGATGTGATGATGTAATGTTGATCCTCTTCATACAGATCACCAAAACGTCCAAAGTGGTTTTCTTTACAGCATGACCACTTGTCATCTTTAGGTTCCAAGCAGTAGTAACAGTACTCTGTATCTGACTGCATAAACTCTGCTTTCAGTTGTTGGTAAAACTCTTTCACAGTGTTGACTCCAAATATTGAATAGATGAATCCCGCATCAAGTCCATGATGTCTTGTCCATCAGGTGTTTGTACGCCTTTTAAAACATACTCATCAAGCATGTCTCGCTCATACACAAGCATTAATTGAACCTCTTTATATTCAACACACTTTGTGTACTGTTGCATTGCCATGTTGTAGTGAACAACATCCTTTTCCCAGTTCATCGCTTACCCCCAACTACTTTTAAAGGCTTAATTTCTTTTTCGGGAGGGGGTGGATCCATAGTGAGACTGGGGGGCACCCAGCCATAGCGTTTCCAAGTGGCCTGCACATCAGCACCGCTTGTCCACGTATAGTTTTTATGCTCAACATGCACCCAGGGACGGGTGACCTTTGTGCCTTCAGGTGGGGTCCAGTTCATATCTTTTCCTCAAATGGGTCGCCCCAGGTTGAATGCACACCAGTATGCATATTGAGATACCCATCATCTTGCTTAATGATGACTTGGCCTTCATCAGATATCCATGTGTCGCCTGACTTGACATATGTATGCTCAGTCGAGGCTTTAAATGAATCACTGGTGAAGTAAGTGATGCCAGAGAACAGGTTAGTAAAGATGCTCATAGTTTCTCCGCAATCATGTTTGCAAGGGTTTCTTGGACCTGCCAAGCCGCTTGGGTAGCGTTACCCTGCAACAGCATCACAAGGGCCTTGGTGAGGTCTTCTTGATGGCTTAAAGCACTATGGCTGTCGCCCAGCAACTCAAAGAAGAATTGATCTTTGCTGACCTTTTCGTACCTAAGGTCAAACATCCAATCATCTGAGTCTTTAAACTCTTGAATACATTTCTGGATGTATTCTTCACGCAATATTCTATTTGCGTCTGCTTTGTCGATGCTGGCTTGGTGCTGGTTAAGCAAGCGATCGTAGTGTTGGTCAATGCTCATTTGACCTCCAACTCAATGTTGTGTGAGTGAATCCAAAGCAAGGCATCAGTTTTGCCGATCAGCCTTGCAAGAGGCAAGGTAACGGCAGAGTACTCTAATACGCTTTGGGTGCCTGCCTGATGATAGATTTTGTAGGCGTTTAACGCTTCCCGTGCGTGTGCGTTGATTTCAACAAGGTCGCTAAGTTTCATTTGGTTTTCCTTTGAACTCCGACATGGAGTAGCTGAACTTTATTCGATCTAGATCCTATTGTCAAACACAACATCATAATACCTCACCTAGTCCTGGGGTTATTGCATTTACCGACAATAGTTGCTACTATACCGCTATGAACATTCAAGACCTACAAAAGCACACCACCCTGTACAAGGTGGCTTTGCTTCTCAACCTTACCCCTCCCGCTGTCTACAAATGGAGAAAGAGTGGCATCCCTCCTTTGAGACTTTATCAACTGAAAGAACTGAAACCCGAGTGGTTTGAAAGGAATGAAGATGGAGCCTGAAGATGAAGCTTTTGAGCAGTTGGCCTTAAAACAAGGCCAGTGGGAACACACCAGCGGTTGGCGTAAGAAGCAAATATCCCACATGGATATGCATTCACACCCTGCTGAGTTTGTCCACTTGCACCGCAACGACACCCTGGAAGAAGTGGCCCGTGAGATAGAGCAGTTTGCTCTCCCGTTTGGAAGAGACACAGTGCAGTCTTTTGCGGCTTTGGTAAGAGGAATGAAGAAATGACACAAGATGAAATCGACATTATGTGGCAACAGGCTATGCAAGAGTCAATCAAAGATGGTGAGATGTTTACCCGCTATCACTTTGCCAAACTGGTAGCAGAGAGGGCATTGGCACAAGAAAAGGCGCTTCAAGCCTTGCACGATGAAAATGAACGGCTGGGTTTGTATCGGGATGCTTATGCAGAGCAAGAGCCTGTGGCGTGGATGTGGGACGTAAATAATGGTGGCGGTTATACCTCAAAAGGCATTGGTTTCATGCAAACAAACATCCCCTTTGCCAAACATACGCCCCTTTACACCCACCCGCCACAGCGCACGGAGACTTTGATTGGTTGTGTCAACCACGACTGCGCCAAGTGCAAAGAGCGCACAGAGCAAGAGCCTGATTATTGGCTTGGGTATGGTTTGCAAGCGCATACAGAAAAGCCATTTGAAAACGCTACCGCTCTTTACAAAGACCCACCACAGCGCACATGGGTAGGGCTGACTGAGCAAGACCTTGATTACCTTTGTAACTTAGCCTATACCGGAGATGAAGAATTTGCGTTAGCAGTGCAAGCAAAACTTATGGAGAAGAACGCATGACCCCGCTTGTGCAAAAAGCAGTCAGATTTGCGCCAGAACCCGAAACCGCACTTTGGTTTGATGTTGGTCAAATGCAAAGCACTCTTGAAATGAAAGTGCCAGCAGATTTCTTAATGCACCTTCCATCCAAAAGAACGGGGATTGTTGGCCTTGATACAGCGGGGAAAGATTTTGCCCTATGGTTGCTTAAGGGTGAAGGTTCTGTGACCGTTGGAGGCTGTTCAATGTGGCATGGAAAATACTTCCCGCCTTATGCTTACATGGCAACTGATGACGGGTTTAAGATTTACCAAAAAGACAAAGAAATAACGATTGATGATATAAAGCCTGTACATCGTATGGTGCTTGCTGTGTTGGTCAAAATCAATGCACAAGCGCAAGGTTATAGGGCAACACCAAAGCGCACATTTCTAAATCAAAAGCGGCAGGCAAAAGGCAAATCAGCATTGACATTTGATTGGCACACGATTGAGATTGAGCCGCCAAAAGTTAAGAACGACCCCCAAGGTGGCACACACGCAAGTCCAAGAAGGCATCAAGTCAGAGGGCATTGGCGCACCTATAAATCGGGCGCAAAAGGATGGGTCAAAGAGTGCTGGAAAGGCGATGCAAGCAAAGGATCTGTTTTTAAAGATTATCAATTGAGGGAAACAACATGAGCCAACCTTGGTACATCAGATTTGGTTGGTGGCTTTGCGAAAAAACAGGCCACCTTGGGGCGCGTAGTGGTTGGATTTACAACGGCTACTTCCACAGAGACTGCAAGATTTGTGGACGCATTGTGAGTGAACCAATTAAAAAGGATAAAAATGGATAAAGGATATTACTGTTTAATTTGCAAAAAACTACTTCTTGCAGATGAGTTTGGGGTAATTGTTCACGATGACATACCGCACCCACCAGATATGTCGTTTGATGAAGATAAAAAACCGCAATAACAAAAGGAGAACACATGAATGTAGGACGCTATTTAAGGGGCGAAGACCGCCATGTTGGTACAGCAAGAACAACACAGCCTCAGCCACCACAGCGCACAGAGCAAAACTTCTGCTCACGCTGCGGCAAACGCACACCAGACTTAATCACCATTCACACTTGCACACCACCACGGGAGAACACATGAAAGCACGACAAGTCTTTACAGCGTTGATGTCCTCAAAGGGCTACACATATTCTGATCTATCGATGGATGGCGACAAGTACACCAATCCAGCTATGCAAGGACGCTGGAACTATTTCCTGGCAGGCTGGGAGATGAGGGGTGTGGTGTGAGGCAATTTATAGCTGTACTGCTGTTCTTGCCTGCATGGGGCGCTGTGTGCCGCATCTTGTATGAATTGTTCATGTATGGCTGGAATGTCATCTAGGTATACAATTTTGCGAAACACGGCTAGTCTGGAAGTCATGAGCCAGATGAAAAGAGTACTCCCCTCCTGCCGAGGTTTCCTTTCTGGGAGTTTGCGGAGCGCATGATGCACTTTTATCAATTTCATATTGGTGACTACAAAAGTCACACCCACCACCTTTCTTTGATTGAGGATCTGGCTTTTCGCCGACTCCTTGACCACTACTATTTGCACGAAGCGCCCATAAAACAGCGGGACATTGCTCGACAAATAGGCATGAAGGACCACGAGCAAGAGGTTTTGACAGTGCTTGATGAGTTCTTCATTTCCACTGAGCAAGGTTACGTAAGTCCACGTGCTGATGAGGAAATTTGCAAATACAGGAAGTTCTCAGAAGATGGCAAAAAAGGGGCGGCTATAAGGTGGCTAAAGGGGGGCCATAGGGGGGCTATTAGCCCCCCCAATGCCACCCCAATAGCAACCAATAACCAAGAACCAAGAACCAAATATATAGACACACCTGTCGGTGTTAGTGTTGATGTTTGGCAAGACTTTGTGAAACTGAGGAAAGCTAAGAAAGCACCTGTCACAGACAATGTTGTCAAACTGATACAAAAAGAAGCTAACTTGGCTGGGTGGTCTTTGGATCAAGCTTTGGCTGAATGTGTTGTTCGTGGATGGCAAAGCTTTAAGGCTGACTGGGTCAAACCCAAGCCATTGTTTGGCGACATAGCAAAGACCACTGTTCCGTCCAGCAACGTCCGTGACCCTGCCTTGCAAAAGTTGGATGAAGACGCAAGGTCCACCAAGCCACCACCTGCCGAGATCTTGGCAAAAATCAGAGAGTTTGCGGGGGTGAAGAATGAACTACTATGATGCACACAGACTATTGGACAGGGTCAAAGATGGGTACAAACCACCTGTGGCAGTGATCAACAAAGCATTGGAATTGACTGGAGATTACGATGGAGAGACTTGGCTTTATCCTTGGTGCGCTAGAACACGATTTGAAGGCGCAACAACGGGTGGAAATGCATCAGGCGTTAGTCAGGGAGGTAATCCGTATGAGGATTAAAGACCGGGACAAGGCACATCAATGGCTCTACGGGAGGCGTGACGATGGCAAAGAATCAAAAGGTTATATGCAACTTCATCCCACTTCAACACTGGATGCAGATGTCATTGACCAATGGAAAAAAGGAAATCGTGGAAGCCCAGGGGAGTGGAAATGAAGAAGAGAACCAAACGCAAAGTCTACCCACTGTTCAACCCCATCACCCATGCGATAGCCGGGGCCTTGATCACTGACAACGAAATTTTAGACAAGTTTCGCCTGCTTGAACTTACCTCAATCGAATCATTCCGCACTGGCACCGCCACTAGGGTTGACTGGGAAAATCTTGCCAGAATGATGAATGTTTGTGAGGTATCTGGTGAGATGGGTATTGGAGCAGAAGCATTGCCTGCCTGCCACACCCTTCAGGAGGCCCTTATTGAGGCCCAGGAGCGGTTTAAAAAGATCGGACGATATGGACTGTCAGGCACAGGATTAAAAGCCGCCAAAGACGTTTTTGAATACATTGACCTTCAACGCACCAGCATTGCAAGATCTGAGTTTGAGAAGGTTATCGAAAAGACATACAACCGCATGAAGAGCAAACCCAACTTTGTGGAGTTGGTATGAAGATCTTCATTGGGATCGATCCAGGGTTCTCAGGGGCTTGGGGAATGATCGATCACCACGGTAAATACTGGTCATGCGGAGATATGCATCACACTGATAAGCACATCCAAAGCCGTGCGGTGTGGGCTGAGATGTGTCAGGCCCTTGATCGACAGGACTGCGAGGTGGTGGTCGAGTCGGTGCACTCTATGCCGGGGCAGGGCGTACATTCCACGTTCAAGTTTGGGGTGGCGTTTGGCGGGGCTATAGCCCTTGCAGAGCGGTTCAATTGTCCTTGGCACCTAGTGACACCCCAGAAATGGAAAAAAGACCTCAAACTGGATTCTGACAAGAACAAGAGTTTGGCTCTGGCAAGAGAGTTGTGGCCCTTGGCACCATTGCAACGCAAAAAAGACAATGGGAGGGCAGAGGCATTGTTGATGGCAGAGTGGTTGAGGAGGCAAGATGGCATATAGCCCACTACCTGAATGGGTCCGAAAGAGAAAGATCCAAGAAAGATTTGAGGCCACTGGCAAGTCTTGGGGTGGTAAGCGCCCAGGTGCTGGAAGGCCAAGAGGGGACAGACCTACTGCTAAAGATGCAATTTATGTCCGCATCTTGATAAACAGAATTCAAGAGATGAACCTGTTGGAGTTGGGTGAAGACAACCTCGACAGGGGTGTGCAAACGTTAATAGACAAACATGTATGAGTTACACAACACTAGAAATTGAGATTTTGCGTTGGTCAGAGGCTCGAAAGATCATCCCAAACAGCACTCCAGAAGCACAGTTTATGAAGGCTGTGAGCGAGATCGGTGAGTTGGCTGATGCCCTTAACAAGCACGACTTGAGCGGCATCAAGGACGGCGTGGGCGATGTGCTGGTGTGCTTGATCAACATGTGTGCTTTGTTGGACATCAACTTGACTGATTGCTTGCAGTTGGCTTACAACGAGATCAAAGATAGAAAGGGCACTTTGTTGCCCAATGGCGTATTTGTAAAGGAATAGCATGGAAGTGGACCCAAACAAGGCAATTAAATACATTCAAGAGAATGCCAAGGACTACGCTGATGCCAAGGGCAGGCGTGTGCATTTAGAGCATTTTTTGAAGACAGTAAAAGCTCAACTGATGAGCGACTCAGATGAAAAAACGCTAGGTGCCCAAGAGGCCTATGCATACTCTCATGGTCGATACATTGACCAACTGAGCGCATTAAAGGAAGCTGTTATTCAAGAGGAATACTTGAAGTACATGCTAAAAGCCGCTGAATTGCGTATTGAAGTATTCAAAGTGGATGCGTACAACATGAGAGCGGAGATGAGGGCCACCACATGATGTACCGGGACTACCGTTTGCTTAAGCTTGCGAGGGGCCAACAGTGCTTGCTTAACTGCCATCCACAGTGCATGGATGATGAGGGGTCGACCACTGTTGCCGCCCACAGTAACTGGGGTGAGCATGGCAAAGGTAAGTCGATCAAGGCTGAAGACAGCTATAGCGTGTGGGCTTGTTGGAGATGCCACCAACTGCTGGACCAGGGCATGACTGAGATAGGCAAGAAAGAAGTCTGGTTGGAAGGCTATGAAAGACAAAAAAAAGAATGGCAAAAGATCGCAGATAATCCCACCATAAAGCCCTGGAGAAGAGAAACAGCCAGGAGAGTGTTAGACCATTTAGGAGTGCCATATGGACAAGATCGGTGAATTCTTCCTTACCCTGTTACATGCCGCCACTAATACACACATTCTCCACCTACAAACCACAAGTTATGCAGAGCATGTGGCCTTGGGTGAGTTTTACACGGAACTGCCTGAGTTGGTAGACACGGTCATCGAGAGCATTCAAGGGCGATATGGTCAGATCATCCAATACCCCCAAGATTACTTTGTGCCCAGCAATTCAGGCCTGGAAGAACTGGAAGCACTGAAAACCTATGTGGAGCAAAACAGACAATTTCTCCCGCAAGATAGTGAAATCCAAAATGACGTTGATGCAATATCTTCATTGATCAACAGCACTTTGTATAAGTTGCGTTTTTTAAAATAATCCCCCAGCCAAAAACAAAGGGGGGGGTCTAAAAAAAAGAGGGGCCTAAACTTTTTGAGGGGGGGGTGTCCTAAAAATACAGGCCAAAACACCATTTTTCTCAAAATGACTACTCAAAATCATAAGATTGTCAGAATTATCACTCAAATTGACAATTATGGTCAGAATCAGTACTAAATCTGGCAACTATAGTCAGAATGCCTGCTTTTTCTGCCGATTATACGCAAAATGATGTGGTTTCCCTGGTGTGCAGGCATCAGGGCAGGCAGGCCACCGATCAGGGCACCACTGGGCAGATCAGGCACCAGATCGGGCACCAGGGCACACCACCAGGGCAGGCCACACACCACCGATCAGGCCACCGATCACCACCCAGGCCACCGATCAGGCCCAGCACACCAGCACACCACCCAGCACACACCCAGGCCACAGGCCACCAGCACATGCCACCAGGGCACACAGCCACCACCCAGGCCCAGGCACTGCACAGGCACTGCCACTACCCAGGCACCACCGACCACCAGGGCCATGATGTGTGCACTCACTTCAAAAACACTGCCAAAAAAACCCAGGTCGAAACCTGGGCATTTTTAAAAGTGATTTACAGGGAATCGATCAGGGGCCAAAAATGGTCACACAGCACCACACGGGTCGATCTAGGCCCCTGTAATGGGTGGCAGTAAATCAGGCCATTGTGCACACTGTCAACCACCCACAGGGCTTGATTATCGTCTAGGGTGATCACACCCACATTGTCGGGTTTAACTTGCATATGCGGTTTTCTCCAAGGTTTCGAGATAATCGATCACAGAATCTAGGCATGTGCCCACAGTAGACCCCAGGCCATCGGTGGCTTTGCGCTTTGCTGTCGTTGACAGGGTTTCCCTGATATCGTACAGGTCGAATAATGCCTGTGTGACATCGTTAAAATCGATTTCTACAGGCTTGGGGTTTTCTAAAAATCTGGTGTCTATCATGCTTGCCCCTTTAAAAATCGATCGCAGGCACTGTCGTATATTTCCCTGCCATTGTCTGACAGGGTTTCAATTGACAGCATGGGTGATGGCTTGAAATAAGCCATTAATTTGCACAATCTAGCGTACTCTCTAGACCACTGCCCACCATGACAGTGCGACAGGGCCAAAAAATAAGCTTCGCAGATATCGAACCGATCAAAATACATGTTTATCCCCTTTTATGCTTGCGTTAAAAAAAACACTTTATTTGCTTTTGCTTTGCTTGTCCCATGTGCAGGGAAACCCACAATCACAGATCGATCACGCACTGCACACAGTTTGCAGGTAAAGCATGAAACCCCAGGTTTATAGGTGGCAGGGCAGGTCACTACTAATCGCCCCTGTGGGGTGCGTGTGTGTGTAGGGGCATCAATGGGCAGAATGGTCACTACAGGGCCTGCCTGTGTGTCTGCCAGTGCATCGGCATGTGCTAACCCATTTGCAGACAGATTGACAGTGAAACCCCAGGCATTTGCATGTCTAACCCAGTGCAGGGCCTGGGCACTGTGCTTGTGGGTGTAGGTGAACCCTTTGCGCCCCTGGTTTGCTTTGACAATTTGCCCCAGTGCGACAGGGTCGACCGATTCACCCTGCCCAGGCAGATCACCTGCCTGATTCATTCTCCATATGGTGCCATTTTCTAGGCCTGCAATGGCACCACAGAATGCATCCCAGGACATGCCCCTATCGCCCTGGGTAACTTTGGCCCAGTGCAGTGCCAGGGGCCCAGAATCGGCATAACACCCATTTTTCTTAAAAGGGCATGACCCAGGGCAGGTGTCTGCACTTGATGTCGATACAGGCATGGGGCCTGTCTTAGCATTGGATGACTTCATTGTGAGATGGACTAACATTTTCAATTCCTTTTAAATATATTGACATTCTGGGCACCTGGGCCACCCGTCACTGGTGTCCCATTGATCCCTGGGTGTGGTGCACCCGCATGATGTGCATGTCGGTGTCAATGGATCACCCTTTTGATCGAATTTCACAGATTGATCGGTGGTGTCGTAATAGGTTCGCAGTTTGCAGGTATCGCACCACATGCCATAGGCACCATGTGGGAAACCATAGAAAAGGGGCTTTTCATGCCCAATGGGTGTCTCACAGTGGAAACAATGCACACCACTATGGGTGTCATATCTGGGAAAAATGCCATTTTGCATGATTAACCCCAGATCATTAGGATGATGGACAGGGCACAGGCACACAATGCACAGGCCCAGGTGGTGATGATGTCTGTGTTATCCATGTTTATGCCTTTTTTGCTGGTTTCACTGCCAGGGAATCGGCCCCTGTGGTGGTGTGTGCTGTCAATAGCTGGTGGCTGGGTTCAAAATCAATGCCATGCTTTGCACAGAATGCGACAGCGACAGAATGCCAGTCAACTTTGACAGCCCCTGTGGTGGTGTATACCAGGGCATCCATGTGGGTGCCTGTATAGGTGCCAGCACCCAGGGCCTTGATGGCTTTTTTGGCAGTGTCTAGGCGTTTGGTAAGGTCGACATGCTCTGTGTGCAGGTCTAAATACTCATTGACCACTGTGGTGGTGCTGGGTGTCAGAATTACAGTGCTTTGGGTTTCCATTGTGTTTTTCCTTTGTTTAGTGTCGATGGGTTTACTGTTTGCGTGCGATTTTTTCGCTCATTAATGCTAAATTTTGGATCAATGTGCCTGCCCTCACTTTGGTGATGGTTTGCACAGATCCCATTGTTTTGATGGTTTCAAACCAGCCATTAGGCAGTGGATTAACCACAATTCGCAGATCTGAGTTGATGGGGTTCTTTGCCAAGTGCCATATGTTCATATAAGCACTGGCTAAATTGTGTCGGTCAATTATGTGCATGGTGTTTTCCTTTGATTTGGTGCCAAGGTTTAGCCCCTGGTGTAGTGATTATGGGGTTTATTGTCACTGAGTATATTAGGACAAACCCTAATAAATGGGGTATTTGATGCATAAATCTTGATTGTTTTTTTAAATCAAGATCTTTGAAACGATAGGCAGTGCCTAAATTCCCTGGTAGATGGGTGAAAACCGCAAAAAAAGAAAAGAAAAACACCCAGGGCATGTGTGTCTCATAGGGGAATAGAGGGAAGGAGAGACAAGGGGCAGATCAGGTGGTTGCCTGATGTCATTACTTAAAACCCCTGAAATGAGTGGGCCCCACATTTGCCCATTCTGATTGACCACCAGCCATTAATAAACCGACCGGTCGGTCGGGTAATTCCCTGGGCCTGCCTGGGTGCCATCGATGGCCTGCCCTGTGGCCCTGCCTGTGCCCTGTGGCCTGCCATCATGCCACTGATCAATGACCTGCCATGCCAAGCCTGTTTCACGTGAAACCCCCTGGGGGATATGGAGAGGGGGGTAGGGCTGGAAAGGAGGGTAAAAGAGGGGGGCCCACTCCCCCAATCCCAAAATTTCTACAAAAACTTTTAGCCTGTCCCCTCACAAAATTTTTTTATCCAAGAGTTCTTTCCTTCCATCTCTCTCTTACACCCACAGTCCCTAGGTGCTTGCTTTTCTTTCCGAGATATCGGTATACTGTCGCCAGCATTAACACGCATGAAGATTGTGGTACGCCGATAACAGTGCCTACTTGCAAGACAGTCTTCAGCCGTGTTGGTGAAAGCAAGATACTTAGGTACAGTGAGAGAGCCTACCCGTTAGGATGTATCAGCGCCCGGAGCCGCTTAGGGCCACCAACAACCTATTGAAAGGCATAGTATGTGGTCATTGGCGCACCCTTTGTATGACATTGATGATATGGTTGAGATGAGTGACTCTATCTATGGAGCGGAGATAGATGGGGTGCTTACTAGAGATAGGGCGGTGTTTAGGCATAGGTTAACAGTCGCCACCACTGAACAGATATTCAATAAGGGCCGAGAGTTCATTGCTGTTTGCCGGGACCTTGAAGACAAGTTACTGGGATTTTGCTGGTTTGACCGGGGAGGTTATACAACCTACAGCAATGAAGAGATCAGTAATGCTAAGTTTCACCACCTTGATCTACAGCTACCTGTAAGAGTTAGGGTGCGAATGATTAATGAGATGATTGACCAGCATATACTTTGGGCGCATACTTGGGGTGTGCCTGTTGTTTGCTCTACTTCTATTAGGGGGGAGCATGATGGGTTTATGAGGATTCACCAAAAGCGTGGGTTCACAGTGAATGGCTCTTACGCTTGGATACGAACTGAGAAAGGTATTGCATGTTTGAAATGAGGCCAGAGGGTTCTAAGGTCACTGAGTTCAAAAAGAACAAAGGTGGTCGACCCAAGTCTATTGTCAACAAAGTCACTGAGTATGGCGCTCACTTTAATAAGCTCAATGAAGAACGCCTATCAAAAGGCCTGCCTGCATTGAAAACAGCTATGGATGTACTTATTGAGGCTATGCAGTCTGATGAGTTGGACATCAAAGAAAAGTCTAGAATCGCTGAAAAGCTGGCTACCTTTGAGAGTTCAAGGGCACCTATTATCTCTATTGAACACGTTCAGAACATCACTAGAGATGAAGAAATTGATGCTGATCAGGCGTTAAATGATTTCATGGAATCCCTCAGAAAGGTGTAATATGCTGACCAAGTCTAAGACGGAGAAAGCGTTCTCCAAGAATGTGAAGACGGAAGTGAAGGCGGGTAAGCCACAAGACCAAGCGGTTGCGATTGCTTACCAAATTAAAAGTGATGCTCAAGCCAAACGAAAGGGTTCAAAATGAGCGGTTATACATCTGGTAATAAGGCTCCTACGCTGATGGCGCAGGCTCCAAATCGCAAAGGCAACATTGATAAGCATCCCCCCAAAAAAGGTGGTGGTGTGACTTCTGTTACTGGCTCTATGGGTGGTCTGTCTTGCGCCCCTGGCTGTCAAGGCGCTCCTTCTGCTGGCGGCAATGTTGTCTCCCGCAACCAGAAAGTCCAAGTGTCTCGTCCTGCTTCCAACTATGGTTGCAACGATGACTATCGCTCTTCTTCTTATCTGAAGTGAGGTCATCATGTACGGAAAAGTAATCAGCGGTGGTGCCGCTATGCGTAAAGGCCTGACTAAAGGCATCAACGACAAACTGGCAGGCCATGCCGCAGAGAATGAGCGCCGTCAAACGGTGGCTACTGCTGTTGAGAATGCCTACAAAGTCTTGACTGTTTCTAGCCAACACACCAACAACGTCCGTGGTGGCAAGTTCACTAAACCCTCTGTCCCCTCAAAGGTTTGATATGAAGATTACCGAATTTGAACGTGGTGAAAACAACGAAATCATTGCAGTGTTGGAAGACGGATCTAAAACGATTTTGTCTTTCGATTATGTGGCTCAACACAAACCCCAGGTTGGTGATGAGATCGTAGTAGAAGAGTAAACAAGGAATAGCATGGCAACGTATGACATTGAGGCCTTAAAGGCCGACCTTCCCACGGCTAAAGAACTGGCCCAATTTGTTTACGATAAGACCCAGATCGCTCTGGACCTTGTTGGCAAACCAAAAGAAGACCAGTACCACGCCGCCAAAAATGCACTAGAGGGCAAGAAAGTCCCCAGTGAATTCCTGACGGACGAAAATCCGTATGTAGATCGGCGTGAACTTATTCCCGAAGATGAGTTGCGTATCATGCCTGCAAGGAGTGAAGATCTACCTTCCGAGGATTCACAGGTGCATTACTTTGGGGCCACCAACATGCCTCACCCTGATGACCCTCAGTCGGATAAAAAAGTGGCAATCGATTTCAAGAAATATGAAAACGGTGTAATCACTTTCCAGATTGTGGCTCCAGTAGAGAAAGTAGCTGTTGGGTCCCGGCTTAACAAGTATGGTCAAGTACAGCCTGAGAAATATACGTGGTTAGACCCCCGTACTCCAGAGACTGTTTTACGCCGTGCTGATGGCACTTTGACCAAAGAAGGCCGTGGTCTGTACACATACTGTGTCGGTGAAAAGGGTAGTGGCATTTGGCCTTTGATTGACAAAGAAGTTGTGGCTATTGCCCAAAAGAACATTGCCAATCCGTGGGCTTAAATGAGCGACTACACCGAGGTATTTCGCCAAAGGTTGTCTGGGCAGGCTGAAGTATGTGCAAGAAAAACCCTTGAATGGTTGCAAAAAGACCTTCAGGGGGCAAACAAACTTCAGCCTATTGAAATCTATTATTTGGCATCAGCCGCAGAGATCTTGTTAAGCCTGCGAGACTTGTATGGCAAAGAGTGAATCCAGTGAATACATACTACCGATTTACAAAGATCGGGCGTTAAAACACATGGTTCAGCTTGCTGGCGGTAAAAAAGCCATCAAGTATCTCAGCCCTGAACAACTCAAAGCTATGAAGATAGCTAGGGACAAAGTTGCACAAGACATGCAATTTAACCAGCTAAAGTGGTTCCGTCCCTTTCCGTATCAAAAGAAGTTTTTTAAGACTGGCAAAGAATTCAGCCGCCGGGGCATGATTGCCGCCAACCGTGCTGGCAAGACCATTGCGTCTACCTTTGAGACAGCCTATCATTTGACAGGCATCTATCCTCCCGACTGGGACGGAAAGGTGTGGGATAAACCCATTGTGGCTATGTGCGCCGGGGAATCTTGGGAGCAAGTAGCTAAGACGTTGCAGTCTAAATTGCTAGGCTGTGATGATATTAAGCAAGGGTACAAACTGGGTTCTGGGACTATTCCAAAGGACAAGATTGATGAAAAATCAATTCGATCAGACGGAGCCAACGTCCTTGCCATTGAAGTCTGGCACATCTCAGGTGGAAAATCCAAACTTTACTTTTCCAACTACACACAGCAAGTCCGACACCTCCAAGGATTCGAATTGGACCTTGTTGTGCTTGACGAACAGCCTCCAGACGAAACTTTCTCAGAACTTGTTGTGCGTACAGCGTCTAGAGAAGGACAGGTTATCTGTTCATTCACACCCCTTAAAGGACTCTCAGGGCTAGTCCGTAAGTTCTGGGACAACATTGATGGCTACTGCCATGTCCGTGTGACCTGGGATGATGTGCCTTATAAGAATGAATGGGGTGAGGAATTCTTCTCCCAGAAAGAGCGGGAACAACTAGCCCGAGACTTTATGCCGTGGGAGCGAGACTGCCGCATGAAGGGCATTCCATTGGTAGGCAAAGGCGTAGTCTTTCCGCTTCTTAATTGGCCCACTTATAAATCAATAGACCTTGATCTTAAACAAAATGAAAAGCTTGAAAGATTAATCAGTTTTGACTTGGGAATTAAAAACGATCCTACTGTAATTACCTTTTTCTTTAGAGATCCAGTGGCTGAGATTATTTACTTGCACAGACAAGTAACGGTCCCTATGGGTGAGACTCCAGACGAATATGTGCATTACTTGATGGACAATGATTCTAGGGGGGTGCCTATTGCCCTGCCGCATGATGCCGCCACTGCTGGACGATATACGCTGACGGAGCAGTCTATTCGGGAAGTCTTTGAAGATACCTATGGACTAAACTGTATCCCAGGTGCTATTCTTAACCCGCCAAACGATCAAGGCAAGGTCACTAACCACAAAGCATACGGAATCAATATAATGCGGATGGGTATGGAGCGTAGTTCTTTTATGATCAATGAATCTTGCAAAGCATTCCTTGATGAAGCTAGAAACTACGCCATTGATGACGCTGGGCGGTTTTCTGATCCTGATGATCACATTGACTCAGCCAGGATTGGCGTTTTGGCGCTGATCCAAGGGCACGGGGAATCTTTGGTCAGCAGGACAAACAATTTTGTGCAAAAACGCTTTAAGCCCATAGAGGGCAAGATGCAGAGGATTTAATATGCTGGACAAACAAAACATCGTTGTGGAAAGCTTGGAAAGTCCTCCCGGCAATAAAGGAATTGAGTACAAAGTAGCCCACGAAGCTTACTTGAAGATGGTGGATTATTTAAGACTGACTCAAGCTAAAAACACCCTCAATCGGATGACGGATTATCACTATCTGAACATTCCAGTATCCAACTCTACAGAGCCTATTCGGGGCATTGACTATATTGCTCCTGTCGTTACTCCCGGCATTGATTATTCAACCGCTGTTATTACCAAAGGCTTGATGCCTGACGGTGAAGTTAACTTTGAATTTCAGAAGTTTAACGAAGCTGATGTTGGCTCAATGCAAGCCGCTGACATGGTGAAATATTTCATCAACAGCAAAAACGATGCATATCAAATCATCCGTGACTGGACGCAAGACGCATTGCTCCACAAAAACGGCATTGTGATGATCTCCCCTGTGCGGGAGCCCATTACCCAGTACAAAGAAGTTGAAGGCACTAAAGATCAATTGCGATCTTTTGAGATTATGGCGGCTGACAAAGGACTAACTACCAAGCGCCAGCAAATGCGCCGCATCGATGTCAACCTTGAAGGCGTGATGCAAGAAACCATGATGCCTGATGAAACAGGTGCATCGGTGGACATGGAAGACAGCATTAAAGCAAACACTGTATATCGTGCTAAATACAAGATGACTGGTTACTCAACCAACATCCGTATTAAGCACGTTGCACAACACTACTTTGTCTGTAACCCCACTATTCCTGGCATTCAAAACCAAGACTTCTGTGGTTTCTACCAGCCCATGACTATTCATGAGGCAAAACAACAGTACCCGTATATTGAACTTGAGTCATTTGCTGAACACGCCGCCTACGGCCCTGCTGGTGCTTACCAAGCTGGTGCCTTAGAAAACGATCTTGCACTTCACGCACGGGACTCAACCCCTGTTCCTGGTCAAGGCGTAATTGCTTCTGCTGGCGCTGATCGGTTTAGCCGTGTGGTTATGCTGACCACCTGCTGGATGCGCCGGGATGTAGACGGGGACGGGGAAGAAGAAACAGTAGAGATCTGTTTTTCAGGCTCCTACATCCTGTACATCAAAGAAGTCGATTTCATCCCATTGGCAAGCATGTGCCCCAAGCCTATTGTGGGCAACTTCTTTGGGTATTCACAGGGTGAGCGTTTGGTTCCTTTGCAGGAATACAAGACCGCCATCAACCGTGCTGAGATTGCTTTTGCTTTGCAGGCATCCACCCCACGTATTGGTGTAAATCCAGAGTTTATTGACGCTGAAGAAATACAACGTGGTGTATCTGCCATGTTTATTTTGGACCGAAAATTTGATCCAGGTAAGCACGTATTTGAGTTTGCCCCAATGCAAGGTAACCTTGCGTATATACAAGACGCTATGGATCGGTTTGATGCCGACAAAATGGCAATGCTTGGCATGACCAACCCCAACGACACCCTCAATCCAGAGGTGATGAAGGACGGCAACAGCGGGTACAAGTTGCAATTGGCAATGGGCCCCAATCAATTGATTCAAGATGAAATGATCAAGAACTGCGCCATTGGCTTAAAAGACGCAATCTATATCGTCTGGAAGACCATGATTCAGTACTCTGATGACTACAACATCCAGCAACTGGCAAACGCTTGCATGGAAGGCCAAGATTTCCTTGATGCCAAATCTATGGAAAACTACGACTTTATTGATCGCCGCATGATCAACATTGACATGGCTTTGGGGTTCTTGTCCGAAGAAAACCGACTGACCCGTCAACAGTTGATCATCCAAGCTCAGACCGCTTTTGCCCAGGCGCTCACTCAAATGTCGCCAGAAGTGCCTGAGTTGTTTGCAAAATTACGCCGTCCTTACGAAGACACGCTCTATGCTTTGGGTGTTAAACACTGCGATGCGTACTTGCCTACTTTTGACGAAGCGGCAAAGATTGTGCAGGCCAAAGCGGCTCAAGGCCTTAGCCCTGAACAGCAAGAAACTCAATCTAAAGTTGATCTTAATAAGTCTAAAGTAGAAGAAACAACGGCAAAAACAGCGTTGTTGTACAAACAAGCTGAAGACATTGACATGGATAACATGTACGAAGGAATTGCGGCAAAACGTGGAAAATTAAGCGCCGTACAAATTGATTAAAGGATAGCAATGAATAGCATAGTAACTAAGATCAGAGAACACTTCAACCGAAGAACCAAAGGAATAGATGCACAAAAAGGGGGAAATCCTGAACAACGAACTCTAGTAATTCAAAACGGAGAAGCGGCTAGTAAGCTTTTGCGTAGCGAAGATTTTGCATTGATGTTTAACCTGTACAGGTTTGACATGTTAAGCCGTCTTGAAGATAGTAAAGACGATTCAGAAAGAATTGAGAACGCATATTATGTTGCTGGAGTACGGGATTTCATTACCTTTGTTGAAAAGAGTGAATTTCTCGCTAAAGTGGCAAATAAAAATGTTGAAACTTTAACGAAAAAGGAATAGCATATGTCAGACGTTATCGAACCATCGACCGTCACAGAGCAAACTGGTAGCGCAAACCCAGTTGACGCTATTGCTGGAATGATTGCCGCCAACAGGCGAAACAATCCCCAGCCAAATGGCAGTCAACCGCCACCAGCGGGACAAGAAGGGAAACCTTTCCCCGAGGCGGCTCCTGATCTGGAGGCCGAACCTGAAAATGTTGAAGGCGAAACTGAAGAAACTGTAGGCGAAGAGAATACTGAAGATCCCTCCCAAGGAGATAGTGACCCAGTTAACTTCTTTGAGTTTGCAGATGAGAACCCAAATTTAAAACTGCGAATCCCTAATAAAAACGCCGAAGGTGGGTTTATTGAGATCACAGCTAAGAAAGCGGCAACTCTTCTTGGTCAAACCAGCGACATTGATGAAAATGCTCGTAAGCTTAAAACCGAACGTGCTGATTTTGAAGAGTATGAGGCAAAACGCCGAAGTGAACTTGATGGTTTACAAATTGGTTTAGAGTTAACAGTAGTCCCACAGTTACAAACTGCGGCAGACGAATTGGTAACCCTTCAACAATATAACCAGCAATGGCAACAAATTTATCAAAACGCTACCGATGACATCAGACGTAGCGAAGCAGAAGCGGCAATACGCCAAAACTCTGCACTGATAGAAGAGAAGTCATCGTTCATTAAAGCTAACCGCCCCAGAGTTGAACAGTTTTTTGAACATCGATCTGCTTTTGTAAAAGAGCAGTTAGAGCGGTCAAGACAAAGTTTTGCCGACAAAGAACTAGCCAACAAGGCAACTTTTAGCGATTTGCGTGATAAGTTGTCTAAAGAGTGGAAAGGTGCAAGCGGGTCATTTGTCCCTGGTGTCCAAAACATTGATTTGGTATCCAGTGATGAATATCTTTTAGGTCTGATTCGGGATGGAATGAAGTTCCGAGAAGGACCCAAGGTGAAAAATGCAGGTGGATCTTTGGCGGCGGCTAGTAAGCCAACTGCTAGGGCTAAAACCTCACCCAGCACCCAAAACGAAGAACTTCAAAGGAAAGCGGCGGCAGGTGATAAGAGTGCGAGTCGGGACCTTTTAGCAACAATGTTGGCGGCAAACAAACGCCGCCGATAACTCAGGAGTTTTTTAAATGGCTACTATTACCTCTGCGGCACTTGGTAACGGCAATGGCTCGTATACCACCGATATCGTTGTCAAAGACCTCGATATGACTGTCAGTAACTATGTTAAAGACCGCACCCCGGTCACTAACATGGCTATGTCCAAAAAACGCAAAGTCAATTCGACTCTGCACATTTGGCCTAATGACTATTTCCGTACCCCTGCTTTGAACGCAAAATTGGAAGGTGCCGCTGTTGATTCAACTGCCGCCGCTTCTAACACCCGTGCAAACTTGGGTAACTACACTCAGATTTTCACCACTGTGATCGGCGCTACTGGCACCGCTCGTGCTGTTGAACAAGCTGGTGGCGACCCCCAGGCATATCAAGAAGTCAAGCAATTGACTGAGATCATGTTTGACGTTGAGTTGCAATTGGTTCGTGCTGACGGCGCATCCATCAAGTATGCTGGTCAAGCCGCTACCCAAGGTAGTGGTGCCCCCAATACTGGTCGCCGTATGGGCTCGTTGTACGCTTTTGCAGGCACCCGCTCTGGTAACCCCACCAGCGGCACGGCAGTGTTGAATATCGCTACCTCTGATAGCAACGACACGACCTCTACCACTTCTACCAACACGCCTTTCAACGGTTCGTTGGCAAATGCTGGTTTGGGTTACTTCTCGTTTGCCAGCGGTCAGACCTTGCAACAGTTCAGCCCGTTCCTGTACAAGCAGTTGGTTACCACTGCCGAGCAACGCTTCAATGCCAAGATTACCAACATGGTAGTCCCCACATCGATGCGTACTCACATCAGTGATACCCTGCCTACCAGCCGTTCTATCAACCGTTTTAACCCCGCTGACAAAGGTGACACGATTGGTACGTATGAAGGTGACTTCAACTACACGTACCAGATTGATGACTGCTGGATCATGGACCAAACTGGCGCTGACAACACCTCCGTGTTGTTTATGAACCCTGATGTTATTCAGTGGGGTTCTTTGCGTGAGTTGGGTCCAAACAACGAAGTGTTCAGCAATGCTGACGCTTCCTTGGATCAGTACATCATGGAAGGCACCTTGATCGTGCGTAACCCTGCTGGTGTTGGCGTGTTGGCTGGCATCTCCCCCACGGGAGCCGCTGTGACTGCACCTCGTCCCACCGCTCAGTGCGCTCGTTATTTGACCTGATAGGTTCATTTCTGAAGGGGGTCCGCAAGGGCCTCCTTTGGAAAGGAGCAAAGCATGGAATTGAATTTAAACAATGAAGAAGCCAAGGTTAATGAAGATTACTATTTAAAGGGTAATCTTGAGGCTGGCATAGAAGGCGTTTTACGCAAAAATGATCAATTGTTTAATGAAGTTAAGTCTGGCACTTGGTCGCAAACATTTAAAACTGCCAACCTCAACTACAAAGTCGGCGCTCAAGATGGGGCACGGTATGTTCAGTATGAGCAAACCAACATTGAAGCAGTAAAGCAGTTTTGCAAAGAGCGCCGGGAGTTTCATGCTGTCCACGGCACTGACAATCCATTCTTTGCTGGCACTGCACACATGATGCAACTGCCCAAGTGTTTTGCCCATGAAATTAGTTCCAAGTGGTTTAACAACCGTCCTTGGGAGTTGATCAAGCAGGAAAAAAAGGACAAGATTCTCTTTTACGCTATTGTCAACGAATACTATTCAGATTTCGTTTGCCACCCTAGCGGAAAAATCCCACTCCCCTATAATCCAGCAATACCTACAAAGTGAGGATTCGGTATGGCCCTATTCATTCAATCAGCTAATATCTTAGTTAGCCGAGTAGCACAGTGGATAGGCGCAATCCCCTCTTCAACTGGTATCAACGCCAGTTCAATCAACACCTCAACAGGCCTTATTACCACATCTGCCAATCCAATTTCTGTTGTTCAAGTTGGCGATTTTATCGGCCCCAGTTTAATAAATAGCTACACCGTTGTCTTGGCGGTAACCACCACCACCATTCTGGTTAACGATCCAGATGGTGTATGGACTGGGCTTACGTTGCCAACGGCTATTTTGAAGCTTCCCACTCAGTCTTCTATTGAGATTCAGGCTTGCATTCAGTTTGCTGAGTTGAAGATGCGGACAATTGAGTTGCCTGCATTGCGGACAAACCCATATGGGGCTACTCCTACCATTTTGACTACGGACACAAACGGCATGGCTCCTATCCCTGCGGATATGAACTGGCCTATTTTGTTTTTCCAAGAGACACCCAATACCAATGTGGCACCTGGGACTCCAGCGGCATCTATGGGCCCTTGGATTATTTATGATCGTGTTGGCGACAGAGAGATCATTCGCCGCCGCATGATTGACCAACTGTATGTGCGTCCTTTTGGCGTTCCAAGGGTGATTCGTGCGTCATTTTCTGAGGTCGGACCTAACTACGTGTTTACGCCAAACCCTGGTGCAAACGTAGAAATCAAAGCGTACTACACACGTACTTTCCCATTCTTGTTTAGCCCCACTGGTGACGCAATCAGCCCTATTGTGCAAAACAATGGTGCGCTTGCATCTTTTCCTGAAGGCTACTTCTACGGTACTCTTGAATCGTATTACGACAAGAACAAAAACGTGGAAGAGGCCCAGAAATGGAAAACCAGAATTGATGAGGCCTATGGCTTGATTGAAGATCAGAACTTCAAGGATAAATGGCGTGGCGGTGACCAACACCTCACATCAGAATTCCAGCCCCGTGATTACAGATATTCGTTCAAGTAAGGAGCATCATGGCAACAGGTGGTCTTTACGGAAGCAGTGCATCAGGAACTGTTGCGGCATCCACAGGTGCAGAAAGTGCTGGCCTGTACGGCAACCCTACTGCGCTTGGTGGAACTTACTTTGAATACCTAATATTCTTAGAAAGTGCTACCAACCCTGGTACGCCCACGGGCGGGTCATGGAGCTTTGTAACTAACTTAGGAACGCCTCCTGCTGGCTGGAGCAACATTCCTCCTGCAAGTCCAACAACTATTGTTTGGCTGTCTATTGCGCTGGTTAATTCAAGAGACACAGCGGCATTGGTTTGGTCCGTGCCTGGGCAGATCTTTAAACAAGGTCCTACAGGTCCTACGGGTCCTTTAGGTCCCACTGGTCCACAAGGGCCAACAGGCAGTACTGGCCCAACTGGGGCGGCATCAACTGTTACTGGTCCCACGGGATCTACTGGCCCAACAGGACCTACTGGAGCCACAGGCCCTACTGGCCCTACTGGGTCTACGGGAGCCGCTTCTACAGTTACTGGACCTACGGGTCCAACAGGCGCTACAGGTCCTATTGGGTCTACAGGTCCTACTGGTGATACGGGAGCTACGGGTCCTACTGGTCCTCAAGGCATTCAAGGCGTAACTGGACCTACTGGCTCAACGGGGCCAACTGGGACACAAGGTATTCAGGGTGTTACTGGACCCACAGGCGCTACTGGACCTACTGGAGACATTGGCCCTACTGGCCCTACAGGTCCTCAAGGTATCCAAGGTGTCACAGGGCCTACGGGTCCCACGGGCGCACAAGGGATTGAAGGGCCAACAGGGCCTACGGGTCCGACAGGTGCGGCATCTACTGTTACGGGGCCAACTGGGCCAACAGGTCCCATAGGTCTTACTGGCCCTACGGGTGCAACTGGTCCAACAGGCGGTACAGGTGCTGGCGGTGCTTTGGGATACTACGGATCTTTTTACGACACCACTAATCAAACAACCACAGCAAATACAGCTACCGCTGTTACGCTAAACACAACTTCTGGCTCCAATGGAGTAACGCTTACATCATCTAGCATTTGGAAATTTGCTTATGCTGGTGTGTATAGCATTATCTTTTCTGTTCAACTTACCAATCACAGCACAGCGTCAGGTAATACTCAGTTTTGGCTAAAGAAAAATGGAGCCAATCTTGCTGACACAAACACGCATTTTGATGTTCCAGACAAACAAGGAAGTGCATATTCATCTGAAGTTTTGACGGTCAACTTTGTTTTAGACGTTGCCATTAATGATGAATTCCAGCTTTTTTGGCAAACAACAAATGCAAACGTATACATAGAGACACTTGCGGCGGCAGGAACTTACCCAAGGACTCCATCAGTCATTCTGACGGCTACGCAAGTCATGTATACCCAGCTTGGCCCAACTGGACCAACTGGATCTATAGGACCTACTGGCCCAACAGGACCCACGGGTGCGGCTTCTACAGTAACTGGCCCCACTGGACCACAAGGCATTGAAGGGCCAACAGGTCCTACAGGACCCACAGGTTCTACTGGTGCCGCTTCCACTGTGACTGGACCTACTGGTCCTATAGGCCCCACAGGACCCACGGGAGCAACTCCAGCTATTGGCGGGGCAACCACTCAAGTGCAGTACAACAACGCTGGCGCTTTGGCTGGATCGGCTAATCTAGTGTGGACTGGCACTCAACTGTCTGTTATTGGTAGCATCAACGCTACTACAGGCGTTTCTGGGGGTACATTTTGACCACAGCTAGTTTTTACGGTGGAAACTCTGAGTCTGTTGGCTTATATGGCAATGGATTTACTGTTGGCGGCACATACTTTCAATGGTTTGTGTTTCAATCAAGTGCATCTGCGCCTGCAACGCCAACTGGTGGGTCTTGGGATTTCACTACAAATACTGGAACACCTCCTGCTGGGTGGTCAACAACACCTCCAACATCACCGACTACGTTAATTTGGGTATCTATTGCCCTGGTTAACAGTAAAACTGCAAGCAGTCTGACTTGGTCAGTTCCAGGTCAATTTGCTTACTCTAGCGGTGCTGGTTTGCCTATATTGTCTGGGGCATCTGCTCCTACAGTAGGTGACGGCGTACAAAACCAAATTTACATTCAACTTAGCACCCCACAAAAAATCTGGTTTAGAGAAGCTGGCGGCTGGGTTGAGGTACTTGGTCCTAACGGCTATGTTAATTTAGTTGATGCACAAACTGTTGGTGGTATCAAGACTTTTAGTTCTCAAATACAAGGTAGTATCTCTGGAACATCTAGCAACGTAACTGGTATTGTTGATATTACAAACGGTGGTACTGGATCAACATCAGCAAGTTCGGCAAGGACTGCTTTGGGGTTAGGTACATCAGCGGATGTCACATTTAACACATTGACGGCAACAAGCGGAATTTCAGGCGGCACGTTCTAAGGAAAAAACATGGCGGCAACTAACTACACACCCATTCAGCTTTATTACTCTGCTACTGCGGCGGCTGTTCCAGTAAACACTAATCTTGTGGCTGGTGAGTTGGCAATCAATACTGCTGATGGTTTGTTGTTTTACAAAGACAGTGGTGGCACAGTACAAAAGATTGGTTATAAATTAACTCCTACCACTGCTGGCGGCACAGGTTTAACTTCATTTACCGCAAATGGTGTGGTGTACGCCTCAAGCACAAGTGCTTTGGCTACAGGTAGTGCGTTAACGTGGAATGGAAGTGCGCTGGCAGTCACTGGAACATTCAGTAGCACCCTTGGAGCAACCATTCAGGGCCTCACAGTTGGCAAGGGCGCAGGTGCTGTAGCCACCAACACTGCGGTGGGTGCTAGTGCTTTGGCGGCTAATAGTTCTGGCGCTCAGAATACGGCTATTGGTAATTTGGCTGGTGCAACAACCAATGCGGCGTATTTGGTTGCCGTGGGTTATCAAGCGGCTCGTTACAACACGGGCGATGGAAACACTGCGATTGGCACAAACGCTTTGCTTGTTGGCAATGGGATAAATGGAACGGGATCAAACAACACTGCCATTGGAAAAGATTCTCTTTTCTACAACACCACAGCCTCAAACAACACCGCTGTAGGTTATCAGGCGGGGTATACAAACAG